GGTTCGATTCCAGTAGGGCGCACTATGAAATCAGAAGGTAAAATAAAAAATAGTATAATTTGCCCTAATTGCTCTATGGGTAGAGTATATATGATTTTTAAAAAAGAAAATATTCGAGTAGGAGCATTTCTTACACCTTGTAATAATTGTGACTATAGTATATCAATGGATATATTTTATGAATTTTATAAAGAAGTACATTCTTATTTTTATAAAAGTAAAAAATAATTTGGCTCTTTAAAGATCTTATGTTATATTAATAATATAAGAAATTAAGAAAAACAAAACGTTCTTTGAAAATATTATTATCCATTCATTCATCTCCTTGACGGCTTCGGTCTGATTGGAGAAGTTTGATAAATGATAGTCGGCCGCCTATGGTCGTTAAATAAACTGGGAAACCAGGATAAAGTGAGTCACTTTGACTGAAGTGATTTGCGGTTCAAAGCAATTTGAACTCGAGTAGGCAAGCGAGATATCATCTGGCCTTTAGTATCGAGGGTGACACTGTAGAGAAAATGTGTTGGATGACTAAGCGATGTGGGTCGTTTAGTTGAGTTCGGAAGAGCAATAAGAATAACTCGTAGATATCAAGTAAGAAATGTTGCCATCCAGCTTCATAATTGCGGGTATCAATATGAGAGGGATCTTAAAACCGAAAGGTATGTTAGAGTACAGGTGGTGCTGTTACTAACCTTGATTCAAGTCTACCAAGACTTTTATCACGAAGGAATCTTAAAGTATGGAGGTGGGGACACTTCAGAGAGTAGTTGAGTATTGACTCGCTCAAAAGGTGAGTTAGCTTAGGGTAAGCCACTACTTTCACAATCCACAAGTCAAAACTTAATAATTTGCATTGGTAGCAAACACTATTATTTACAAAAATTAAGCATAAGCGCTTACCAGTCACGGACGAAAATTGCCTACATAGTATCCGGTTGTCGGGTGCCAATTCAGATCGCAAGTTTGAATTGATATCTCCGAAAGGTCTATAACACCGCAAGTGTGAATCAGCTCGGCAGGGTTGAGTAGAATAAGTAAGAGGTGAGTAGTCCAAAAATGTGACTTTAAGAGTGGTTCACTTAAATAACCGGCATTGTTAGAGTACAAGTCAAAAGCTTGTGGATATAAAGGGAAACAATAATCCGATTAAAGTTCTAACGTCAAACGTGTAATCTCAGCGTTTCTAATTTAAAAATTAAGGTTATGGATGATTTTTAAAAGCAAGTACCGACCCACGTTTCAAACATTTGTTGGGTAAAAAAGTAGAATTTATTAGTCAAGGTGTACGACACATAGGTACTTTAGAGTTTGCGGGTATTAATCCTTTACATGGTCAATTTCAAGTCACAGCAACACGTACACCTATTTGGCCAGTTGACCCAGAAACAATAAAATTATTTAAACTTTAATAAAGCGGCTTTAAGCCGCTTATTTTCTTTATTACATTATTGCGATATAAAACCATAGTAGGGCGTTTAACCCCACTATTTCCCACTTTTAACGATATTTATATATATGGATATAAACAAAATTTTTGACACATTTCAACCTGAAGATGAGGTTAATGAAACAACACAAGTAGTCTTTGAAGGACCTGTTATGTGGATAGGTATGTTTAAGAAACTTATAGCCAACTATGAGATTTTTACTAAACAAATTATTATATTTTTCAGAATGTCCAATCAAGACCTGGATATGGATGATATTGAGCGAGCTAGTAGTTATATGGTTTACACTCGAGCATATGATAGTTTATCTAAGCTAGATCCTGAGAATGTAGTACATATAGAAGCACTACAAATGTACTCAGATAAACCTTTTAAAATGGCTTTAAAAAGTGCTCTTGAATACTATGAAAGTATAGAAGAGTATGAAAAATGTGCTTTCTTGAAGAAAATTCAAGACGTTATACTCTCCTCTTAAAAGTAGCTTGGCTCTCAAGTAACTCTGTGATATAGTATAAATACGGGTTGTAACAAGAACGTTATAACGTTAATAAATTATTACTTATGAAAAACAGAGAAAGCGTACTCCATCAGTTAAATAAAATTGAGTCGGGTACTAATAAATTAAACTTTATTATTAAACAAAATCAACCACTTGAAGAATACTTAAAAGTATTAGGTGAAATGCGAGAAGCAATTGACCAAGCACGTTTGTATATTGAAACAGAACCAATGACTTATAATCAATAATTATGAAATTAACAGCAGAACAAATTTTAGAAAACTGGGAAAAATTAATGTCTAGGATAGACACTTATATCTCAGAACCTCGTAGAACTCAACTTAAGGAATTTTACGAACAATACGCTGAACGTATTATGATGATGCCTGCGTCTCATAAAAAAGAGTACCATAACGCTTTCCCTGGTGGTTACGTTGAACATGTATTACGAGTTATAGACAGCGCTCTTAAACTAAATAGTGTTTGGGTTGAAATGGGAGTAGATACTTCTACTTATACACTTGAAGAACTAGTATTCTCAGCTTTAAACCACGATTTAGGTAAACTAGGAGACGAAGAAAACGATTCTTATATAACCCAGGATGATCAATGGCGTAGAGAAAAACTAGGCGAAGACTACAAATTCAATGATCGCTTAGAGTATATGTCAGTACCAGATAGAGGAATTCATTTATTAATGACTCATGGTATTATGATGTCACGTAACGAGTGGTTAGCTATTAAATTACATGATGGTTTGTATGATGAAGCAAACAAGTCATATTTGATGAGTTGGTCACCTGAAACTAAGCCTCGTACTTCATTGATTTACATTATTCACCAGGCTGACTTAATGGCTGCTCGAATTGAATTTGAGCGTGAATGGAATCCTAAACTAAAAAATGGAACTAAAAAAGTAGGTTCAGCAGTAGTTAAGGAAAAGAAAGCACCTATTAAAACTAAAGCACTTGGAAATATTCAAAGTAATAGTTTAAAAAATATGTTAGATAACCTATGATAAGTTTAATAATAATATTAGGTTTAGCGGTCGTGATCTTAGGATACACGACCTTTAACCTTCTTAAAAAGAATGAGCGTCAAGAAGATATTTTAACAGGCTACATGACTTACCTAAATAAAATATCTGAAATAATTGAAATGTCTGATAAAAAATTAAAAGAAGTAGACGCTCGAGGACACTTTCAAGCAGACGATGAAGTTGGATTCTTCTTCCAGTCTGTTAAACAAATTCAAGAAGTATTAAATAATTTTAAAATTAAAAATTTATGAGTACACCTAAAAAAGGAACTCAATACTTCACTCAGGATACTGAAGACGCTATAGTGTTATATAATAATACAGATGATCCATCTATGAGAAGTAAGATCTATAGTGACAGAATACATTATGCTTTCTTCAAATTAACAGAAAATATAATTCATACTTTTAAGTTTTATTACACTGAGGTAGACAATATTGAGGATTTACAACATGAAATTATAACTTTCCTACTTACTAAAATGCATTTGTTTGATCCTAGTAAAGGAGCAAAAGCATATTCATATTTTGGTACTATAGTAAAAAGATACCTAATCATCAATAACACTAAAAACTATAAAAAACGTGTTGATAAAGCTCCAGTAACTGAGATTGAAGCTGATGATAGATTTAGTTACAATATAACTGATGTTACTGAGCCTACTCAAAATGATAAATTGTATATGTTTATGGATGAGTATGTTAAGTATTGTACTAAAAACATATATGAATTATTTCCTAAAGAAAACGATGCTAAAATTGCAGATGCCATACTGGAATTATTTCGTAAAAGAGATAATATAGACATCTTTAATAAGAAAGCACTATACATCTACATTAGGGAGATTATTGATGTTAAAACCCCTAAAATCACTAAAATAGCAGATAAACTTTATGATATATTTAAAGAACATTATCTCTTTTATTTAGAAAACGGGTACACAAATTTCTAATATTTATATTTATTACTAAATAATATATTATGAGTGGATTAGATGAAATAGTATTTGGTGGTAAAAAGTTTTCTGATATCTTAGAAGAGATATATAATAATCAAAAGAAAAAAGATAAACAAATCTCTGCTCTTATAGCTGAATTAAAACCACTAGTACAAGAAATAGGTGATGCTACTTTAATTGTTCCTTTAATTAAAGAATACTTAGAAATAAGTGTTAAAAATGATGAACAACTAATTAAAATGGCTACTATTATACAACGTATTATGAGCACAGGAGGTACTGCAGACAATGGATTTGGTATCTCTGAAGAAGAAAAAGCTCAATTATTAGCTGAAATAGATAAGTTTAAAGAAGGAGATAAATAATGGCTACAGCAAAATATGGGTTTGGAGCAGCGGTTAATAACTCAGCTCCTAAACTTGATAGAAAAACTGCAACTTCTACTTCGCAAATTATCTCTTCTAGAGTACGAGACATTATCTTAGATAATACTCACCCTAGATTTGTTGAATTTGGAGAGTGGAATGGTATCGGTACTATATTCATAGAGTCAGCTAAAAACCCAGTATTTTCAGATCAAATACCTGTTATTCCTGCTTATCCTGCTTTCCCTAACATTAAACAATATCCTCTAATAAATGAGGTAGTACCAATTA